AAGTTGATAAAGCTATTACGCCTCTATCATAAAGAGAAGCCCAAGTTTGTAATCTTGCGTCATTTAGTAAGTAAGGTTCTGCTTCACCTAATGCACCATAAAGAAGTAGGTCTGGGCAAGTAGCCAAGAATACATTAGATGATACAGATGAACTTAGTTCTGTAGGTGCTGCGTAATAAAGCATAGAAAGTGTGTAAGCACTATCAGGTACAGGTGCAAAAACAAACTCTGCTGCTAGTATTGAATATTTAGAAGGTTTACCTGATTCTGTTGTTCTAGCGTTAGCGTAGAAGTTACTAGGGCTTAAATACTCTATAGGTGTTGCAGGGTTAGTAGATAAGTGTAAATCTCTCATTGCTATAAAGTCACTAGGCAAAGCTACAGTAGCGTCTGCTGCTGTCATAGTTGCTGTTACAACTTTAAGCATTTGTCTAATACGCAAATCTCTTTTAAGTCTTTTCTCTGCTAGAGTAATAAAGTCTGGGATTTGTGCTGTTAGATCTGTACGAGCCAAGTAATCAGCTACAGATGCTTTTAGTTCTGTGTATGTTGTAAATGCCATTATACTGTGCCTTCTCGTGTACGAAACACTCTGTTATCTGGGTCATTAAGAAATTTTCTAAAGCCTTTTTGGTCTATGACATGGAAGCCACGCATAATACCTTTTTTGTTTAATTCGTCAAAGACAGTCATAGGAATACTTGCTATCTTGTTATCAAATATATCATCACCCCAACGAGTGCGTTTATCTGTATATTTGCGTTGATTGTGATTGTCCTCAATGATGTCTGTAATATCTTGTCTAGTTTCAATGACTAAACCATCATCAGTATCATGGACAACGTTTGTTCTAAATGTTGTAGGTTGCATATTAAAATGTCACTATAAAAAGAATGACAGAGGTGTAAGCATGACCTACAACCTCTGCACTCAATAACGGAATAAATTCCATTAAATTACAACTACTCTGCTAAGTCAGCAATGATTGCGTGAGCAGCTTGGTTCTTAACTTCTAATGTATATTCTACTAAAAGTTGAGTTACATCTGCGTCACCAGATTTAGCCAATTCATTTGTTTGGAATGGGCGTAAATATGCAACTGCTGCGTACTCTGGATCAAGAACAAATGCTACTTCACCACTGTCACCAGAATCTGCGGTTAAGAATCTGTTAGGAACAACAGATAATGTACCGAAGTCTGACAAGTAAACGTCAGCAGCTCCAATGATTGTTGTAGGTTTGTCACTTGGAGCCATGTAGCGTTGAGCAGCAATGCCAGTAAACGCTGAGATGTTTACTTTTTGTGTTGGCGTTGTCATAAGAATGGTTGGAGTACCACCATTAGTATATGCAGATTTAACTGCTGTCTTAATCATTGCTTCTGTGAAAGCTGCGTCAGTTCCAGATACACGAGCTGTAGTGCCTAATGAACCAGCAACACCGTTAGTGCCACCAACGTAGTTAGATGATAACCAAGTTTGTAAACCACCAAGTGTACGAGCTGTAGTAGCATTACCTGCTGATGCAACTGTGTTATTTAAAAGTGCTTTTTCCATATCACGTTTAAGTTCAGAAGAAACTTTAGCTAATTGGTAAGCCTTTTCAGATTTACGACCAGCTTTGTTAATTGCTTCCATAGTGCCAGAAATCTTAATTGTCTTTTCAGAAATTTGAGTTCTGTTACCTACTCGTGTTGTTGGAGTTACTGTAATGTCAGAAGCTGCTGCACCTTCAACTACAGCATTAGTTGCTGCGGCTGCGAGTGAATCAGTTTGCCATTCGTGATATGTTGCTGTTGCCTTTGTCTTACCAACAGAACTCATAAATGGAGTTTCTGTAGGTGAAATGTTATAAATAACATCTGACAAATCTTCTCTATTACCAATAGAGGTATAGGTTTGATACGTTGCCATGATTTTTCCTTATTCTAAAAATTGTTCAAATAAAGCTGCGGCATCTCGGACTCTGCCTGTTTGTCGCAACTGCTGTGATTGTTTCTTTATTGTTTCTTTGTTATTTGCTTTTGTATTAGCAGAACCAGCCTTCAGCATTTTAGGTGCTTCATTGACTTTTTTGGTTACTGATGGCTTTGACTTTTGTAATTTGTCATACATCATAGCCTTATGCAAAGTAACAACGTGCCTAGAGTCATAGACTTGAGATAACTCTTCGTCTGTAAAACCAAGCGTTTTGCCATAGTTGCGAATTTCCTTACGGACTGTTTCGCCTTTGGTTGGATCTGAAAACTCTGGTAGGATTGCAGTTAGCTTTTGTGCTTCTTGAGCAACTCTTTGTTGCATGGCTTGAGCTTGTTCAGATTGTTGGATTTGTCCAATTCTGTACTGCTCGGCTCTTATAGCATTAAGTTGGTCTTTCTTTTCAGAAAGTTCAGCCACTTTAACAGCATATCCGATAGGGTCGTTTTCCTTTAGGTAAGATAAATCTTCCTGTGGCGTCTGTGAAGTTATAAATTGCTCTATAGCTTGCAGACGTTGAGCATATGTATCTCTCGCATACTTGGCTTCTTCTATTGCTGCACGTTCAGCATCATTAGCCTTACGTTGTTCAGCAACTTCAGTAGTCTTTTTAGTGTAGTCAGCACCAAGTTGATAACCTTTAACTAATTCATCAAGGGTAACTTCCTTTTCTTCGCCAGCAGCTTTTACCTTGTAGCGTGGTTGTTCCTCTTCTTCAGTTTCTGTATCTTCTTGTTCTTCTTCAGTAGCCTCTACTTCTTCAACTTCTTCAGTTTCTTCTGTTTGTGGCTCTGCTTCTGGAGCTTCTGCTTCTAATGATTCTTGTTCTACACCTTCTGATTCCTCTTTAGAGTTCGCTGGTGTATTCATTAAACCTTCAAACGCATTGGCTGCTTGTCCTACTGTAAGCGTGCCACTTCCATCTTCTGGAGTCATGGTTGTTTCACTCATTTTTATTTCCTATGTTTCCACTAGGGGTGGTAGCCCATTTTAGAATTGTCTAAAATATGTTCCATCGTTTACTCTTAATATCGCTAGTTTTAGCAATGCCTTCAAGAGTATTGATGAGTTCGTTTATACAAGCTATACGGTTGTATGCTTGTTCTCTAACTTCGTAATCTGTTTGGTTAGAGTTAATAATAGTTTGTAAGTGGTTATCTCTTATTTCTTTAATGACTTCTTGGAAATACTTGTCGTTTAAAAAGTTAGCTATTGCTTGTGTTTTATCCGACATTTATATTGCCTTTTTGCATTTCATTAAACTTAGATAATGCCTCTATAATAATTTTAGTTTGGTCACCACGAGTTTTTTGTGCATCATTCTCTGCGTCTGCTTGCATCTTCATTTCTTGCATTTGTAACTCAAGCTGTTTACGAGCATTGTCTAATTGCATTTGTTCACGTTCTAACTCTAGTTTAGCCATCTCTGTTCTAGACCTGAGGTCAGCTTTTTCACGTTCTACTTGTGCCAAGATTTGTGTAGCTTCTACGTTAGCATCTAATTTAGGTGGAGTAGGTTGTGAGAATTGTTCATTTTGTTCTGGAGTAATTTCATTCATAAATGCAGTAGCATCTTTAAATCCAGCCATATTAATGAACTTAGCTAAGGTATCTCTGTATTGTTTAATAGAGACAAGTGGATTAGAAAGTCCATAACCTTGTATAATTTCTTCTTGTTTAGAAAGAATCATTTGCATAGTAGCAAGTTGCTCTTGACGAGTTCCTGTACCTAAGCCTACGTTAATAGAAACATTGTATTGATCGTTCCATTCTCTTGGATTAAATGGTATAAATTTGCCATTTAAACGAATCACACGCTCTTTATCTTGATACTTGCATAGTAACTGTAGGATTCCTTTGAAAAGGCTCTTAACGCCTGTTTCTGCAAAGATACGAGCTATTAATTCTAGCTTACCTGCACTTGCTTGTGACATTGCTGACACAGCAGCAGCAGTTACGTTTTGTAGTATGTTAGGGTCAATACCATTTTGTGAATCTGATACACCTGTACGCCTTGCTTGTATGCCATCTAAGTACTCTAACATTGGGAAAGACTGTGCTACGTTAGATTGAACAGTCATAGGCACAATGGCATTAGGATTCTTAATACGAACCACACCACCTGCTGTAGATGTTAGTAAATCATCAAGGTTTACTTGTCCTTCTACTGCACCTACACGATAATTGTTTGTAAGGTAAAGGTTATCTAACATTTGTCTTACAACTGTAGACTTGATGAGCTGTAAATCTAATGCTCTGTCTGCTAAAGACTGACCATAGAACTTGTGTGGAATAGGAATAGGACAAATAGAGTGGAAAGGTACATAATCACAGTCCATATCCTCTAAAATCTCTTGAGAAGCGTATACTACACGTCTTAATTCAGCAATACCGTCATTATTGTAGTCAGTTTTGATGTAACATTCGTACACTTCTATGATTTCCATAGATTCATCTTGTGAACCCATAGAGTTTGGCTCTTCGCCACGAGTATAACGAGCAATTCTTTCTGGACTAAACTCTAATGTATCACCAGCAGCAAGACCTTCTACAATTTTTTTATCAAAACCCATTGCAATCAATTCTGAACGAGTCATTTGTCTACGATGAGCTACAAAAGGTGAGTCTTCTATAGTCTTTGCACGTTTAGATATTAAGAATTCTTCTGGTGGTATGTTTTCTACAATGACTGAACCCTTGTTTACAGTCTTTTTAACTTTAACGTTATGTGTTCTATTAGTTTGCATCATTGGCATACCAGTCATTGGGTCTACTGCTGGCATCCCTGTCATAGGGTCTATGACTTCTATACTGTTTTCTATAGTTTCTTGGCTAACAACTTCTAATTCTTGGTCTTGCATAAGCATAAGAAGCTCATCGTCTGATAAGTTCTCATACTTTTCTTTAGTAACGTCTTTTTTGTCATCCCAATAGGCTTTAACTACACCTGTTTTTTGTAGAAGTGCGTCTTTAAACCAATTATGTAGGATTAAGAAGCCATCGTTTTCTTTATAGAATACCCAATTACAATATTCTGTAGCTTGTTTAGCAAATGGTTCATCACCATCGCTTACTGGTTGAAATTCAACTACGTTATCAGAAGATGTAAATACACGAATAAGTTGTGGGAGTGCACCGTCTACTACTTCTGCTACTTCGCCAGTAACAATAGCAGACTTACCTTCTATTTCATTGCCATAAGGCTCACGAAGATAGTACTCTAGTGCTTTTTGTCTTTCGTCTGTAGTATCTGTTTTTATAAACCCTAAGGCATTATCTATTTCAGATTCAATGATCGACTTTAATTTATTTTCATCCATTAAACTATCCATTTAGTATTTACGTTAATCGGTTTATTCCACTCTTCAGCTGGGCTATCGTCTAATCCTGTAGCAAGGTATCTAAAAGCGTCAGCAGCATGTGATGACCAATCATGCAATGGTCTATCATGGAATACAGCTCTTTTTTCATCATAGTGTCTACGATAGTTTCGTAGTG